AGAGTAAACGATAAACATTACACGAACTTTGACATTGCACTTTTACAAGCTGTTAAAGAAAATTGCGCAGTAACAACTATTGAAGTAAACGAAACAAAACAACTAGAAGTTGAAAAGAATGAAGACGACTTATTACTAATTGATGATGATGGTAATGAGTATAGTTGTGAATGTGACTTTTACTTAGAAGATTATGTTACTGACATTTGTCACATTACTGGTCAACAAGAAACAGAAAAGTTTTATGATTTCAGAAACATACAAATTGAAAGAAAATCTATAAGTCATTTTGATCTTGACGCAGTTACGTTACAGCAAATAAACGATGAATTTGCAAATATTTGTGAATCTAAAAATGAAGATTTAAGATGATACATTTTTTCAAACATCTATTTGGCTTTTGTGGCGAATCACATCCGAACATATTTACAATTCTTTTATGTGTTCCTATTTTAACTTACATAATTTATTACATTAAAAATTTATTCAAATGAACATAATGCAAAAAATACATGAAGCGTTTAATTGTCCTAACAAAAAAAGAGTATGGGATAATGTATATAAGCCTAATATTAAAATTAAAAAGACAATAAGACCAAAAGGTAATCCTACATTCAACGAAACATTTGAGCATATTCACAAAGAACTAAATAAACTAAAATGAAAAAAGAAATTGAAGCAGCAGTTGTTTCTGATATTGTTCAGAACTTAAAAAAGTTAGACGTTAAGAAAAAGACAATTCATAAAATAACTAAAAAACTAAACAAAGAATTTAAAATTAATATTTCAGCAGAATGAAAAAAATCATTATTACAACTTTATTTATTTTAATAATACCTATACAAATTATATTATTATTATTTTTCGAAATTAAACACAGATTAAAATTAAAAAAATGGAATTAATAAGACGCTACATACTTGAAGAACAACTTGCACAAAATTCAAGAAAAAGAAAAAAAGTTTACATAAGAAATTATATGTTTGCATATTTAAGATTTACATATAAAAAATCTTTAGAATCAATTGCAGCAGAATTTAACAGAAATCATGCAACAGTAATTCATGGAATAAGAATGTATCAATTATTTAAAGATGATAAGTATTTTAAAGAACTTACAAAAGAAACACAAGAAGAATTTCCTATGGGTATTACTAGAACTAAAAACGTCAATGATTGTTTGATGTATGAAATTTTAAATCAGCAAGAATATAAACTTTTTAATATTGATAAAAATGGCTAAAGAATTACCTTTCTTTCGATTTAATGTATCTGAATGGCTGACAGGTAACATTGCATATGAATCTTATGAAATACAAGGTTTGTTTATAAAAGTATGCTGCGAATATTGGAACAGAAATAATTGCATTACAATCGAAGAACTAAAGAAAAGAACAAAGAAAGATTCTGAAATTGATTATTTGATCAAAAACAAATTTTTAATAAAAAAAAGAAACAAAATTACAATCAAGTTTCTTGACGAAGAAAAGATAATAATTGACGCTAAGTATTTGAAACGCAGCGAAGCAGGAAGGAAAGGTGGTCTTAGCAAAGCTAAAGCAATGCTAAAGCATAAGAATAAGAAAGAGAATAAGAAAAAGATAACACATTGGAACGAAGATTTACCGACAGGTTTGTAAAATGTTCTGTTTGCGATTGTAAAATAGATCAAAACAATGGTGATATTATAGGTGATATTGGGATATTGCCTGTTGCTTTTTGTGTTTGGTGTTATACAGGCATTCGAGATATGATTGAACAATGTGAAGGATATAATGATATAAATACTTTAAAAGAAAAAATTAATATATTACAAGAAGAAAAACTATGATAATAAATCACAGAGAAAACGATATATTTCTTGAACAAGCAAGACAGAACAAAGTACCTCAAGGATTAGGTATAAACAACGATCTTGATGTAAATATAAGATTTAAAGAAGGCACTTTTAACATTTTTTTAGGTCATGCCAACGTAGGAAAAACGTATTTTGTATTATTTTATTTACTTGCTTTAAGCAAATTGCATAATAAAAAACATCTTATTTATGCAGCAGAAAATTCAGTCAATGGTTTAAAACGAAATTTGATCGACTTATATGCTAATAAAAAGATAAAAGATCAGAGTAAAGAAGAACTTGAATACAATAAAAAATTTATTGAAGAACATTTCGATTTTATAAATCATCTTAAAATATGGAACATAAACGACTTTATGAAAAACGTACAATCAATTAATAAAAAATATGATTGTATTATGATTGATCCTATAAACGCATTTGCTAAACCTAAAGGAGTAAACGCACATGAACACGATTACGAAACAGCTAGTAAGTTACGTCTATTTGCAAAGAAGTTTAATACAACAATTTATGTATGTATGCACGCCTCGACTGAAGCATTAAGAAAAGTTCATCCTGCAAATCATGATTACGCAGGTTTACCGATTAGACCGTCAGGCGCTGATGCTGAAGGTGGCGGTAAGTGGCTCAATCGTTGTGACGACTTTATTACAATTCACAGGTATACACAATCTGAAAGCGATTGGATGTTTACTCAGATTCATGTTCTTAAAATCAAGGAAACTGAAACAGGTGGGTGCCCAACCTTTTTCGATACTCCTGTCTTGTTTAGATTAGAAAGAGGTATTGCGTTTACTTGCGCTGGTGTAAATAGTTTACAATGATAACATTTGAAAAAATATCAGACGTTCATTACAAAGCGTTTAAATACGAATTGTTTTTAAGTAGTATTGAAGTTCATTCAGACAAGTATGTTATAAGAAATAGACATAGTATTTTAAGCGTTCCTAAGCGATTTAAACGACAATTAAAACAAATCATATTATATACTTATTTGCAAGACTTAAAGTCTTTTAAATTTAATGAATATTGTGAGAATCAAACTGAAGGTTTTTTGTCAATTAAAAAAATGAAAGATTATTTGATCAAGAAACAAAATGCCTAGATGTAAACATTGCAAAGAAAAGTTTGAAGTAAAGTCATTCAATAGAAAATTTTGCTACAAAGACGAATGTATTGATGCTTATTTTGAGCATCTAAAGAAAGAGCAGCAAAAGAAATGGCGAAAAGAAAAGAAGATTCGTAAAGAAAAGCTGAAGACTATTCAAGATTTAATGAAAGAAGCGCAAAAGATATTCAATTCTTATATCAGGTTAAGAGATTCAAAACTAAATTGTGTAAGCTGCGACAAGCCAACAAAGAAAAAGTCAAACGCATCACATTATATAGCAAGTGGTAAATCAAAATTTTTAACTTTTAACGAAGATAATGTTCACAAATCTTGTGAATTTTGCAACACTTATAAACATGGGAACTTAATTGAGTATAGAATCAGACTAATAAAAAAAATAGGTATTGAAAGAGTCGAATATTTAGAAGAAAATAGACATAAAACTAAGAAATATACAAGAGCAGAACTATACGAAATAATAGATAAATATAAAAAAAAGATAAAAAGTATATAATTTTATATATATTTTTACTATCTTTAGAGAAATTTTAAAACTATAAACAAATGCCTAAACAAGAAAAGAAGTATTCATTAGATTGTAAATATTATAATAAATCTTTTGACACTATCGATGAATTAATTGAAGACGTACAAACATCAGGTATGGATGCAAGTTATGAAATCACAAGAAACGGTGTAAATACCGGCGAACAAGCAATTGAACTTATTGCATTTTAACGAAATTTTACAAACAAGACTATTATTAATTTAATAGTCTTTTTTTTATATATCTAAAACAAATAAATATGTCAAAAAACAAAAAAAGGTTGTATTCACCTAGTCAAGAATGCCTTGAAATAATCAAGTCAGAACTAAAAAAAGAAGGTCAGAAAAGTAATAATTCACAAGCTGTGAATGTTGCTGTTTTTTTTCTAGCTAAAACAATCAAAACTAAAGAAGCAGGAGAAAGAGCATACAAAAAAGATCAAGAGAAAAAGAAAAAGAAAAACAACAAAAAGTCAAAAGTTAAATTAATTAAATCTAAGTAACATGAACAAGACAGAAAAACAACAAACAAAAAGCATCTACAAAAGTTTAGCTGCGTTCCAACAAGAATGTCCTGTAATACACAAAGCAACAAAAGGATACGGTTATAGCTATGCAGACTTACCGACAATATTTTCAGTAATTAATCCATTGTTAAAAAAACACAAGCTAGGCTTTACGCAATTGATGAATGACAATTGTATAGAAACAACATTGTTTCATGTTGATACAGCGCAAACAATAACAAGTAAAACAGAAATACCGACAGAAGTTTCGTTGAAAGGTATGAATGATTTTCAAGTTCTAGGAAGCGCCTGCACATATATCCGTAGGTACTCATTGAGTTCGATGCTCGGTATTGTAACAGACAAAGATACAGACGCAGCAGGTGAGCAAATAGCAAAGAAAAAGAAACTATCAAATGACAGATTTCAAAAAGGTATCGACAAAGTAAGCAATGACGAACTGTCAAAAGACGAATTTTTAAACATGATTCTGCAATATGACTTAACGTCAACACAAAAAGCAGCTTTAAAACTATTGTAAAATGAACTTAAAAATAAGAGCATCAAGTCTTGGTAAAATAATGTCAGACGATTCAGATTCAAAGATCACAATTAAACAACTTGATTTACTCAATACTTTATTGTCAAAAATAAAGCTGACAGAGAATCAAGCTAAAAAAAGAGATATGTTAATTGCGAAAAGAGATGCTGCGCCAAAACTATCTAAAGGCGCACAAACATACATCAGACAATTATGGCTTGAAAACAATTACGCAGTTTATCAAAATGTTGAAAATAAATACATCGACAAAGGCAACATAGTCGAAGACTTATCAATTCAATTAGTTGAAGTTGTATTGAAGAAAAACAATCTTTTAAAAAACGATAAGAAGTATTCAAACAAATATGTTCATGGTACACCTGACGTTGTTGTTTTAGATGACTGTGTAATTGATGTCAAGTCAAGTTGGAATGCAGCAACATTTCCTTTCTTTGAAGATAAGATACCAAACAATTTGTATCTATGGCAGTTAAAAGCCTATATGTGGTTAACAAATATACACAAGTCTTTTTTGTGTTATTGTTTAGTTCCTACGCCTGAGCATTTGATATTTGATGAAATAAACAGACTTTCATATCGTAAAAATGAAATTGAAATATCAGAAGAAACAGAAAATGAAGTCAGAAAGCTGCATAATATCGATAAAATACCTATCGAAAAAAGACTGAAATGTTATGAAGTAAACTTACATGAAGACGACATTAAGAAAATGAAAGAAAAAGTTAAACTAGCAAATCAATTTTATGACAGTATTCAATGAATTAAAAAGAACAAAAGACAAAGTAAAAACGCTGCTTGAAAAGTATGCGTCTTTAAGAGATGACGACAACAAGTTAGTTTCATCTTTCATATTCTTTGAACTAGGCAAACACAAACTTGAATCAATATCAGGACATCAATTACTTAATCTAATGGCGAATAAAAAAGTAACACAATCGTCAAGCATACTAAGAGCAAGACGAAGTTTACAAGCTGAGTTTCCTGAATTAAGAGGTAAAAGCTACAAAGCAAGAAAAGAAAATGAATATGATATCAGAAAAAGAATTAAAAACGAATATTAAAAAACAATAAATTATGAATTTAGACTTATTTGGTGAGCAAGGCTCAATGTTTTCAGACGAAGAACTTGAAGAAATATCAATAAAAATTAAAAGATTTAGTGACGAAGAAATAATAAATGACGCTTATGATCATTTTATGAAGCATGGATTTCCTTATCCTAACTTGACTTTATTTGAAATGAAACAAGAAATAAATAAACTTGCAAATCTTGAACTAGAGAATTGTTTAAGAAGCACAGTTGCTTATAAAGTTGCAGACAGTTTTCATCGACACAGGTTTCATTCGTCTGCTATTAATATGAAGTCGCCGATTGAATCTTTTAACATAGAAAAGAACTTGCGAAAAGCATTAAAAATGGAATTAAAAGGAGGATCAATTAAAAGACATAATATACCTTTTCTAAATATGGTTAATGGTACGCAAGCCTGCGCTAATTTTAGACCTGCTTACGCAAAATATATGTATGAAAAATACGCAGGAGAAAACGCAGTTGTTTTTGATAGTTCAACAGGTTATGGTGGTAGACTCACAGGCTTTTTAGCGTCAAGCTGTAAAAAATATATAGGTGTTGATCCTAACACAAGAACACATGAAGCAAATTTAAACTTATTTAGAACATTAAAGAATGAAGATAAGAGCATAAGACTAATTAATTTACCTGCTGAAGATGTTGACGCTGAAAAATGTATGATAAAAAATGTTGCTGACTTTAGTTTTACATCGCCACCGTATTTTAAAAAAGAAATATACAGCTTTGAAGATACGCAGTCATGTAATAGATATGAAGAATATCAAGATTGGATCGATAATTTTTTAGTACCTATGCTGCAATTAAATTTTGACGTAGTAAAACAAGGAGGCACTACAATAATAAACATTGAAGACGTTAAGATCAAAGGAAAAACTTATTCGCTAGTTCAACCGACAATCAATGCAGGTTTAAAAGCAGGTTTTACATTCAATAAAGTTGAAAAGTTTGCTTTGCAAAACAGAACATTTTTAAAAGACGGTACTAAAGTAAGTATTGAATCAAGTGAAAGCGTAATAATTTTCAATAAATAAATGTTAATTGATTAAAAACTAATCAAAGTATGATTAAAAAATAATTGTTATATTGTAAAAAAATTAAAATATGGGATTTAAAATTAAAGGTAAAATTGCGTCAATAGGACAGAAAAAAATACTAGACAATGGCGCTGTCGTTTTAGATTATGTTGTAAGTCACACTAGCGAAAATGGTTTCGTTACGCCTTACAGCTTTAACATCTACAAGTCAAGTGAATATATTGAGCATTTAGACAACTTTCTGTCATTTAACAACGTCGGAGATAATGTTGAAGTCGAGTTCAATATAAGAGGTAAAGAATACAACGGGAAAGTATATAATTCTCTTTCACATTGGCGAATCGAAAAAGAAAAAGGAGCGTCTATGGAACTGAATGAGCCTGTCGCAGAACAAGAAACTAAAACTAAGTCAGTAAATGATGACGTTTTACCGTTTTAATGAAATAGCTGACTTTAATTGTCAGCTTTTTTTTTTGCTTAAAATATGATGGAAGGAATATTGTTTGTTGTTGAATACAAAGTTGCGAATGAATTGTTTGCGAAGAAATTTGTATATGAAACAAAATGTCTTGACTCAACAGACGGTCTTATTTATACAAACACAATGACAGCACAAGAACTTATTATCAACAAAAACTTTTTAGAATATAGAATTGAACGTATAATGCGTCAAAATGAAAAGATTGAGTAAACAAATGCAGCATAAAAAAGTTATATAAATATGAACTGGTTTGAAATAGTTTCAAAAAGACATAAAGAATATCTTAATATTGTGCGTTCATTTGCTGAAAACAAAGACAACAAATACGTTGAAGATATTGTTCAAGATGCTTATTTAGAAATTACAGAACTAGGTGCAAAAAAACATAAAGAAAACGACAAAAGAGTCAACGACAAATATAAAGATTTAAGCATTTCAGAAAGAATCTTAAACGAAGACAATGAAGTCAACATGATGTATATGTGGATAACTTTAAAAAGAGTTTCTATGAATCATTTAAAACAACGTAAAAGAAATAATTACATCATAAGACTAGGACAAAATTTCGATAAACAAGAAACAATTGATCAAGATAACGAAAAAGCGTTTGAAGTATTGATAAAAAAAATCGAAAAAGAGATCAAAACATGGCATTGGTACGACAGAATGTTATTTGAAACATATATAAGTAACAATAAAAGCATGAGAAAACTAAGTCAAGACACAAAGATAAGTTTGACATCTGTTTTCAATACGTTAAAAAACTGCAAATTGAGATTACAAAAAGTCATAGGTGAAGACTATGAAGATTATATGAATAAAGATTTTGAACTTATAAGATGATACCAGACATTTTAATAGCATCTTGGATATTAGCTGCGTTTGTAGTAGTCTATGTAATATTTAAAAGTAATGGCTAAACGAATAACAACAAAAAAACTGTTCAAGCCTAAGAAGAAAAGAAAAGGCATACACAGTAAAAGTAAATCAAGTAAATTAAAGTCTTCTAAAAACTACAT